GTTATCATCTGTATGCCTGCAGGAGATAGCCCGTGGTATTGGTGGATTAACCAATGAGGATAGCTCTGATATATCGCTGGCCCTTGATTACTACTTAGGTAGACTGCCTGGTATTACTAAGCGTACCGCTAAGGACCCAGGTTCATCTAGATATGTGAGCATGGATGTAATGGACGGCGTTGAGGCCACAGTCGCTGAGATTATGCCTTCATTCTCATCTGATGAGATAGCCTTCTTCGAGCCTTCCGGTCAGGATGATGAAGACCAAGCTGAGATGGAGTCACAGCTATGTAATTACCTGCTGTTTGAAGAGTACGATGGCTGGACTATTATTCAGCAAGCGCTAAAGGATGCACTACTCCATCGCAACTGTACGGTTAAAGCGTACTGGGACGAGAGGGCTGAGGTAACCTATGAGGAGTTTGAGAATATACCAGCAATGGCGCTACCCCAACTGCTCCAACCTAACAAGGAGAATCAGCAGGTAGAGATTGTTCACCAAGAGGTAAATGGTGAGGAGGTAGACCAGATTGAGGACCCTAATGCAGCGTATTCAATTAAGATACGTAGAACTACATTAGTGGGTAGACCCGTAATTGATGGGATAGCACCTGAGCAGGTAATCGTTAATGGTGACCATGATAGCCCAACCCTGTTTGATGCACGTTTTATAGCACATGAACAGGTGGATACGGTATCAAGCTTAATCCAGCAGGGGTTTGACCCAGCATTAGTAGCAAAACTACCCGAATACACATCAAATATAGACCAAGCATCACGCTCTAGGAATGCAAGTGAAACCGATTATCAATCGGCTCACTCATCAACTAAGATGGTATTGGTATATGAATGCTACCCACTAGTTGACTACGACGGTGATGGTATAGCAGAGAGACGCAAGGTTGTAATAGGTGGCAATGGCACTCTACTGTCTAACGATGAATGGGATGGTGTACCACTGATTGGCGGCGTAGCTATGATTATGCCTCACAAGTACCGTGGCATATCCATGTTCGATAGATTGCGTGAGATTCAGGATACTAAAACACCACTCATAAGAAGCATCGTAGATGGCACACAATTAGCCTCTAATCCACGATTAGGTGTGCTGACTGGTGAAGCTAACCTAGACGATGTTATGACGTCTAGAACGGGTGGTATTGTGCGTATGAATAGACCTGATGCTGTGTTCCCACTAGCACCGGCTGAGATACCACAATCATCATACTCACTGATTAGCTTTATGGATGGTCAGAGACGTGAACGTGGCGGTGGTGCTGTTGGCATGGCTGACCAAGCTTCTAAGGCTGTGGGTCAGGGCGGTGACTTTAGCTTAGATAGAATCATGTCAAGCATGGAATTATCTAATGCGGTCATTGCTAAATCTATAGGTGAAACGTTAATCCGTGGCCTATTCATTCAAATACATAGCCTTATTCGTGAGAATCACCAAGGTGAAATACAAGCCAAGATTGGTGGCAGATGGGTTAAGGGCTACCCGCAAGAGTGGCAAACACGCGCTAATGTATCGGTTCAGGTAGGTTCAAGTCAGGCTGAACGTCAAAGACAAGCTGGCACATTACAGCAAGTGATTAACCTTCAAAAAGAATTAGCAGCTAATGGCAGCGTAATGTTCAGTGAGGCTAAATCATACAAAGCAATATCAGATGCTATCAAGTGGCAGGGTGTTAAATCCCCTGAACGTTACTTAACTGACCCATCAAGTGATGAAGGTAAGCAAGCATCACAGCAAAAACAACAACAAAGCCAGAAAGAGAAGATGGAACAGATGCAGGTCCAGATAGCCATGGTTAAATCTCAAATGGGATTAGCTAAGGCTGAGAATACCAAGGCACAGGCACAGATGATTAGCCAACAGGTCAAGGCTGAGAATGATAGATTGACCCAAGAGCTTAATAAGATGAAGGCAATCATTGATGCTGCTGATAAGTCTGACCAGACAGAGTTTGATTATCGCAAGCTTGAGACAGATGCTGCGCTAAAACTAACCGAGCTTGAGCAAGAGTATCAGGTAGAGTTAAACAGGCAGAACGAGGCAAATAAACTTAACATATGAGGTAATATATGAGTACAAGCAAGACCCAGCTACTGAACCTAGCTAAGACTGTTATTAATCATGCTGCTTTAGAGGCAGTTCTCGAGAGAGTTGATAAGAGGCACTTAAGCAGATTCAGAACAGCAACTCCCCAAGTAAGGGAGGAGATTAACGCTTGTATGGATGCTGATATAGCATTCCTCCAAGAATTGAAAATGATTATCGCTGAGAGCGAGACACTCCCAGACGATGAAGAAATTATTCCTGTTAAGCCAAGAGGTAAGAACAAATGAGTAGACAAGAAGAGAACGCGCTAAAAGAGATTGCAGCTAAGATAGATGCTCCAAAATTAGAACCAGTAGTTGAGGAGGTTGTAAATGAACCCGTTGAAGTCGTTGATGATACTAGTGAGCCTAGTGCTGATGTTCATGATAGTGATAGTAGTGGAGATAATACTGATAATGCCGTAGATGATGGCGATATCAAGACTATTTCACAGCTAGCTAAGGCTATCGAGGTAGAGCCTGAGTACCTATACGGTATGGAAATAGGCATGGGTGATAATGAGGATGCCATCCCGCTAGGAAAGCTAAAGGATGAGTACCAAGCATCGTTAAAAGAACGCGCTGAGTTGCAATCACAGTTAGATTCACAGAATGAGCTACTAGAGAAGGCACAATCAGGCGTAAATCACCAGCAACAGCTCTCAAATGAGTCCCAGCAGGTGCAGGTTGAGATGCTAGAGCTAAACAACCAATATAACTCCATAGATTGGGCTAAATATGAGCAAGATGACCCCGGTGCAGCAGCACTAGCAAGGCAGAAGTTCCAGGAGGCCGGTAATCACCTGTCACAGCGTATAGGTCAGGCAAATCAGCAGCAGCAAATACAGCAACAGCAAACACTGCAGAATGCAGCAACACAATTAACACAATTAATACCTGCGTGGCAGGATAGCACTGTACGTGAGCAGGGAGTAGCCAAGGTTAAGTCTGCGCTACTTGAAGCAGGATATACGCCCGATATGATTAAGGGTGCGAGTGATTACAGGGCAATTGCACTAATGCATGAGCTTGTAGGCTACCGTGAGCGTGATAAGCAGGCTAAGGACGCTGTAAGCAAGGTTAGGAGTGCGCCCAAGGTATTGAAGGGCCACGGACGAGTTGAGGCCGATATGGGTCGCCAAACTAATGACCTAGTTACTAAGGCTAAATCAACACGCAATAAGCATGATGAGATGGCGGCTGTTAAGTCTATATTGAAGATTAAGTAAGGGTGTATCTATTTCTAGCTACTTATGGTATAAAGTGTTTATCAATTAGGTAGCTAGAGATAGCAGCTTTCAATATCTCGCTGAGAAGCCCATAGATACTGATAAGTAAACATACAAATTGTATTTTATTTATTAATTATATGAGGTGGCTCAAATGGCTGCAAATCAATTAGACGAAGTCAACCTATCAACGGTTGCCGTAGGTGGACAAATCCATGAAGATGTCATGGACGCTATTTACGATGTATCCCCTGTAGACCGTCCATTCTGTGACATGATTGGTTCAGAAGATTCTGACAATCACTTAAAAGAATGGGTTCGTGAAGAATTAGAAGCAGCGACTCCTGATAATGCACGTATCGACGGTTCAAGTTCTGCGGGTATCAATGACACAGTAACTGGTGAGCGTGTTGGTAACTATCACCAAATCATGACTAAAACAGTTCGTGTATCTGACCGTGGTCGTAACTCTGACACAATCGGCAGTTCTGATGAATTGGTTCGCCAATTAATGAAACGTCAAAAAGCACTACGCCGTGATGAGGAAGCTTCTTTAGTTTCTACTAACGCCGCTGTTGCTGGTGACGGTACTGCTGCTGCATCTAAACTTGCTGGTATCGGTTCATGGATTGGTACAGGTCAAACTGCTACTAATACTGACCGTGGCGCAACTACAGGTGCTGACCCAATTCTATCTGGTAACCCAGGTGGCGTTCCAACTACTGCTTCAGTAGCGGGTGACAAACGTGCTTTAAGCGAAACTACTATCAAAACTATGATGCGTGAAGCGTATCTAGCCGGTGGTAATCCAACTGTTGCTATGTCAACTCCCTCTGTAATCGAAGTCTTATCTGACTACCTATTCACATCATCTGCTCGTGTTGCTACATTGCAATCAGATGCTGCTCAAGGTAATCGCACAGACAACGGTACTGGTGGCGGTCGTAGTGGTGGCGGTGTTGTAGCTCAAGGTAGTGTTAACATCTTGGTTACTAACTTCGGTACATTGGAATTAGTTCCTAACCGTTTCCAA